TTACTCATTCGTAAACCTTGGTATGATTTATATAGATTATACCACGATCCTGACTCAGTGTACACAACTATTTTATCAGAATCGATATCGATATTCATTTCTTTGATTTGGCTACTTATACGCCATGAGTCACCATAGAGATAAGAACCACTCCAACCAGAGAGAATCTTTTGGAACTGTTCGCCATTGTGATTGACTTCAATAATTACCCAAGAGTCTGGTGTGATACCTTGTTCTGCAGGCATCTGCATTGTTTGATCAATCATTATCTTTCCCACTCATGCTCACAATCTGGACACTTCCAATGAGTTGTGCAGTCTTCTTCCATACTGTAAATGCCGATCTTCAAACCCCACCTACCGTGTTCTCGTGTTGCACCATATGATGCTGCTGCTTCATCTGCTAAGTCGACATCTCCATAACGATCAAAGAAACTATCCCAAATGAGTGTGTCATCAAAGTCCTTACCGCAATTTGGGCAGTATCCATGTTCATTCATCTTCTTTCTCAATAAAGATTTTCAGCGTGCGATCGTCATCTTGTAAATCCCAATCCATGTACTCATCATCTTTGAAGTATCGAACATACTCGCGACCTTCTGATCCAATCACTTCAACACGAGATATCTTATCATATTCAATACCTTCCTGTATTCCCGCTTCCCATGCTTGCTTTGCCATCTCACTATCTGTTATGTCTAATGGGCAACACCTACTGAACTCTTTCCACCAATCTAAAAACTTCATGTGTTCTTCTTTGATTGCTTGTTTCTTGGTACGGAGTTCTTTAATCTCTTTCTCTGTTAACTTCTCACTCATCTGCCCACCTTATCCGTTTGCCGTAGTGTGTTTCGAACTGTTCAATGAGTGTATCATACGGCAAGAGTTCTTCAGTTGTCAAGTCCCAAAGATAGTCACCGAGTGCATCCCAGTCTTCACCATGCATGGGTGCAATAGTGTACTCGTGCCATCCGTCATACCCGTGTTTACTATCGTCACGAATATCAATACGACCAGCAGAGTATCGAACAGTTGGAGTTACCCCATCCGCTTCTAATAGTCCACGCTCTTCATACCAGTGAAGATTTATTGGTCCCATCCAGTTAGTGCTGTATGAAATCACTCGGTCAAAAACTCTGGATCTGGTTCACGATCATTCCAGATCTGTTCATAGAGATCTGCATTGATTGCACCATACTTTTTGACAAACTCTTCCTTTGTCATTTTGATAGCATCTTCCTGCATATCAAAAAAGTCTTGACCCATCTTAGACATCACTGGCCTCCAATTTACGTCTCTCAAGATACTCAGCATGATCATCAGACATATCCAATTCATTCTGACGAGTCCTCATAGCATGAAGTAGATACTTAAGATCATGTTTGGCAGCTCCGATAGTGCCTTGTTCACGAGGTGTAATTTCATCACCAAGTTCTTTCTTAATTCGTTCTAGATCCAACATCATACGATCTACAACACTATCCAATTCTCTGCGAACTGTACTCATTAAAACTCTCCTACTGTTCCATGTTTTGCATAATACTCAGCTGCCCTTTTATTATATAGAGACTCCGCTCGGAGTGAACGCATTTTAGACTCAACATAATCTTTCTTCAGACAATCACGAATAATTTCTTTGAAAAGAAAACCACCACGGTTCAACCAAATGGTGTCTTCTAACTCAATACGTTTTGCGTCTGTAACTGTATCTGGAAATCCTTTAAACATCTTTCTTCATCCACAAACAATTTTCTTCTTTATAAAAACCCATTCTTTTCTCAAAGGCCGCATACTCTTCGTTGCACAACTCAAGCAATGCGTTGAGCTCATGATCTTCAATCAAATCATAGTCACGCTTGGCAACTTTGTTCAAGATCTCTTTTAGGACGTAAACGTCATTGATGTGCAATTCCATAATGTTCTCCTCAATTTCTATACTTTCATTATACCAAATGAATCAGAAATGTCAAGTCTTTTTTTAAAATAATTTTGACATTTCATCGATTTTTTTGAACTTACGATATCGTTTTGAAAACGAAAGTGGTTTCTCATAGACCGTGTATTTGTCATCGACAGACAAGAAGGCCAACAGTTTACCAGACTTCTTATTCACATAGTATGTGTGTGGAAGAAGATCAGGTGTGGTTTCAACTAGAACTTCAATCATTAGAACTTTCTCCATTCACCAGAGATCAATAACCAAGCGATGGCGGTTCCTGTAACACCAAGAACCAACATCACGTCGAGATAGTTTGCAGTGTATCCCATTACAACTCTCCAGACATTAATGTTTTGGAACCATTTTCATAGTCACCCCAATATATATTCGGACAATCAAGATTTGAACCACGCAACTCAATTGCGTCTTTTGGAAGTGACACACGCATCAATGTATTGACTGACAACATGTCAAGTAGACTGAATGAATGTGGCTTGTAATACATTACCTCACCATCATCAAACTTACAATACATCATGTGACAATAATTTTTAGGAATCATTATACATACTCCTTTTCATTCATTTCATAAATTGCAAGGGCTTCTTCCGCACCAAGCATTTTGTCTTCAATAATTTTCCAAGCGGCATCCATTTCATCAAACAGATCAGGAAGGAAATCTTCATCGTTGACGATGAAACTTACCATTGTGGGATTGTTGTTTACAATCTCGCCTACTGACTTAGAGATTGCGGGATAAAGAATCTCCGATGGAGTATTAGAAGTGTAACCTTTTTTAACAAGGTCATTTGCAACAATTACGCATGTATCCATATTTTTCTCCTCAATTTCAATCTATATGTTTATTATACCTAATTGAGAGGAAATGTCAACTGTTTTTTTAATTTAAAAATGTGAAGGATTTGAATCACTTAGACCCAAAATCTCATCTAAGTCTATGCGAGTTTCGTTACCATCTGAATCAATCATACTAATAATCACTGGTTCATCATCTAACATGAGTTCACTGAGAAGCCGATATAGATCACCGGCCATTTCTTTCTCAGCCTCTTCTTCTTTCTTCTTTCTAAACTCGTTGAGATCTACTATGTTGCTCATAACGATACTCCTTTGATTGCCCCCATCGATCATATAGAGTGAGGACTTGGTCATTGTCACCGATGTGTTCTACTTTCTTAGTCTCCACTTGAGGTAAGCGTTCCAATTTAGTAAACGGTGACCAAAGATCAATGTGGTTCTGATAGATTGGAGGAAAAGAAAAACTCATTTAAAAATACTTCTGTACTGGTTGAACAAATTGTTGAATCATAGAAAAGATTGGTTCTATTGCCTTTGCACATTCTCTTGCAATATCCATATGTTCTTTCTGTGTCCCATGACCACTTCTTAATTGTATATAGTGAATCCAAGAACGAACAGTACCATTCATATACATTCGTGACTTGGTCAGACCTTCTGGTAACAGAGCTCGTGCCTGTTCCTTTGCAATACCCATTTTAATTGCAGTGCGGTATTCTCGTTCACACATCCACTGAACACGATCCTGTATTCTCCACCAATCAAACTCTTTATCTTCTACTGGAATTGAGTTCTGACGATTGCGTGGATCTTGTTCTCTGCGTTCTCTTTTCTGAAACATTTCACCAAACTCTTTGTCTGGATTCGCATACCGTTGAGAGAACTCTTGAAACGAGAACGAACGATGTCTTAGTATCTGACGAGCAATGTCACGAGTCGTTTCGATCTCTAGGCAAACAGATGCCATTTCGAACGGGGACCAGTGTTCGTGTTGGATGAGATACCGTAGTAACTTTTCATTAGTCTCAGTATTACTTTGATTAGAGGGATTTGATACTCTTGCACAGTATGCGATTGTTTCACATAGATCCTCATGTTCCGATTCATAATTCATTGCCTTACTATAACTGATTAAACGGGCTGTCATATTTTCCATCCGTGTGTGTCTGGTTTCTCATTGTTACCAAATGTGTTCAAAGGTTTATCAGGTATCGATTGATCCTGCATCAAGGTCTGTTGATCTTCTTCTACATCATACAATCGCATCTTAGATCGATCCACACCAATCACAAAACGTTTATGGTTGGTAGGATCATTATATCTATTCTTCAATTGCTTGACCATTAACTGTCCGACTTGTTCAAGTTCCTCTGTAGATATAAGTGCAAACATGAGGTCGGCAGTTGCAGGGAGACCAAACGATTCTGATGTGTCTTCAAGGCCAACATCAGAGTTGGAATAACCGGACCGGGTCGTCTGGGTTGCCGATACAATAGGTACATCGAACTCCACAGCGAGTCCCCGAATCTCTTCTGCAATTGCTTTAATGTAATTGTAGCTGTTAATTGCACCACCCATTCCTTTCATTCGTGAACTAGAACAAATATTCAAGTAATCAATAAAAATAATGTCAGGGACAAACTGTCGTTTCAACTTCAACTCATTAAGTAACCCACGGAAGTGTCCAGAGTGTGCTTGACCAGTGGGATATTCTTTGATGATCAACTTACCAGTTGTCTTACGAGAGATATCTGCAACCTTCGTGGTGAACATATCTTTCGACATTTTATCAAGTTGATCTATAGGAATATTTAGTAGATTTGCGTCAATACGTTCTGCGATTCTTTCTTCTGCCATTTCCATCGTAATGTAAAGAACATTAGATCCCTGCGTCAGACTAGAAGCAGCCATGTGACACATAAACAAAGACTTACCAACACCTGTGCCAGCAAGAGCAATGTTGAGGGTTTTGTTTGGAAGACCTCCCTTTGTGATCTTATTAAAATATTCAAGATCGAATGGGAGTCTAGACTCTTCTGTGTGGTAGAATTCGTATCGGTCTTCGGCGTTTTCAACATAGTCGTGTCCTACATTAACATCAAATGCAACACCAAGAGCCTTACTCAATAGATCAGGTAATGCTCCCTTTGTTAAGGATTCATGTTTACCATCAATGATTGAAATAGACTCCATGATTGCATTATGGATTGCACGATCTTGACACCATTTCTCTGTTGTCTCGATCAACCATTCTTCATCTACTTTTTCTTCTGAAAACAAATGTGGTAGAATTTCTGATGCCATGCGATACTGTTCATCAGAAAGTTTATCAGACTGATCAATTTCAATCTGAAAAGATTCATTAGTTGGTAATCGATTGTATTTCGCAACAAACTTACCAGCCTCTTTAAATAATATACGATAAACACCTTCAAAGTAATCTGGTTTGATGAACGGTAATACCTTACGCATGAACTGTTCATCAGTGAGAAGATTACGTAGAATTGTTTGTTCAAGATTTGTCTGCAAGTGTACCTTCTTCTCTCATCTTTGCACGAATCTTAGTTGCAGAAATATTATGAATCTCTGTACCAAGATCATGCTCTGTGAATGTATATCCAACACCACGTCCATAACTAATGTCTACGATGTTTGGAACTTGAATTATAACATAATCTACACCAGAAGTAAACCCATCTTTTGCAAGTGCTGTTGAGATGCGAGCAGAGACCTCATTAATATCAAATGGATTATCGTCTTGGCCTGGAACTCTATCATTTGCTTCTGTGTCAGTTGGGACATGACGAATCATAATACAAACCTGTCCTGTAATTGCATGACACCGTTTAAATAACTCTTGATGACCATCATGCCATGGTTGCCACCTACCCAACATCTGAACAGTTGGTTTAGTCCAATTAAACATCCTTTACTCCATATCTAATGTGTTTATACCAAAGCCTCTCGTGACCATAATACAAAATAAATTTAATAACTAAATCTGCAATGAAAACACCACCGATTGCTTTCGGTGGTAATCCAAATGCCCATGCAATCAGTGCAGTGGTAGAACTTGCAACAATTCTCCAAGTAACTGCCTTAGCTAAATGCCTTTTCTTTTCTATATTTTGCGATGCCACGTATGATGTCCCTAATTTCACCATCCGCAAGATATCCAGTAATTTCTAGATCTGAATCTTTTGGTGGTTCAAATAATTTATTTGTGTCTTCAAATCTACCCTCTTGAATTGTATTCATCCAAATAGTGTAGTCGGCTTTAAATATCTCTCTGGTTTCTGCGGTAGGACAAACGAAATCACAGATTACGATTCTACCATATGACTTTTCAAACTCTGCAAAACAATACATTCTGTCTGATTGTCGTTTACGTCCTTCTGGTGTGAAGTCCCAATCACCAGCCATCTCCCGAATTTTATCTGCATTATACCATGCACACTCAAGTGCCTTTTGAGCTCTTTCTGCAAACCAAGTCTTACCAGAACCAGGTAGACCCATCACAAGAATTTTCATTCGGTATCCTCACTAAGTATGATACTGTGTAACAGTTCAACGCACACTTCTTGTAGACCAATATTTTCTGGTGTTAAGTCTGGATCTGGGGATGAGTGTACTTCAAAGTTAAATGTTAAATTATCTGTATCCTCATCAATACCAACAGCGCCAAACACAATGACCGTTTCAATGAACTCACCAGAAGTGATTCGGATACCCCATGCATCCGAATTATCTTCAAGAGGAATTAACTGATAGTCCTCATTCTCCTTCATCAAGGATTGCCTCATTTAGGATTGAGAATCTTTGTTTGATGTACTCTCTGAAATCTGTTTCTGCCAAGATGGGTTCCCAGAAATCAGAAGTGAGTGTATCCCGTTCTCTCGACTTTGGATCCACAAGCTCGCCAGTGCTCCTGTTGACACGACAGTACCAACCGTTAGAAGGCTTAGCAACGTAACCACCGTCCAGAGCAACATCAAGAAGACCGCTCCAACGCTGAACACCACCTTCCCAACTAACTGAGATAGGAATCTTTGACTTTTCTTTAACATACCTTGATTTCTCTACATTGATAATGAAATGATATCCTTTGATTTCAGTACCCTGCTTGTCTTGTTGTCTACCAAGAATCCAAATGTTGTCAGCAGAATAGTAGATGCCTGTACCACCAGACAGAATATCTTTCGGAAATAATCCGATCTCCTTATATGTATGGTTTACGGCAATGAGAGGTATGTTCTTCATATTAAGATATGGAGTCACCATACGGAACAAACCTTTGAGGGCTTTCGCACGAGACATATCTGCAACTGACTTTTCGTTGATTGCATCCTCTAGTTCTTTCTTTGATGCAAGGTTACCCACTGAGTCAATGACAATCACAACCTTATCGTCACGATCCAATCCTTCAAGTTGAGAGATCATATCGAACTTTAGTTGTTCTACATCTGTCACTGGAGTATGTAGTACACGACTCGTGTCAATACCAAACGACTTGAAGTAGTCTTGTGGTGAACCAAACTCTGAATCATAGAACAACAGAACCGCATCCTCATAGTGTTTGAGATACGCAGATGCCATGATCAATGCGAAAGAAGTCTTGAAGTGTTTTGATGGTCCTGCAAGAACCGTCAGGCCAGGTGCAAGTCCACCTTCCATACTTCCAGACAATGCAACATTAATCATCGGCACATCTGTTTGTACCATATCTTTCTCAGTAAAAAACTGAGACTCTGAAAGAACTGAAGTGAAATCACTCTTCGTGTTCTTTTTCAACTTATCCATTATACTCATGAACTTTCTGTCCTTTGAATTACAACTTTATCTTGATCTGTAATTTTGCCTTCTTCAATATACTTGTCTAACATTGTCTTAGACCATACCCGATAGTGTTTACCATCAGGTTTTGTTACATGATACACAGTAGTCGCAGTCAACGGTGTATTTCTCTTCGGCATAAATTTCTCCTATTATATCACAATTACATGTTTTTGTAAACAAATTCAAGCGCACGATCTGCCTCTTTATCTAGTGGACGATTAGCATACCAGTTACCAGTTTCTTGATCTAACTGTCTGCACATTTGAGATATCTCTGATGCAGAGATGGGATATTGTTTTCTTATTGCATTGGCTGCAATTGAAACCATAATTCGATACATCGTGTGATACCAACCAGTACCAGTAATAGAACGATACTCCGTTTCAAGATGTTTAGGAAAGAACGGACAGTCACGATAAGAACTCCAATGGTAGTTTGTATTATCAAGTTTAGACTTGCGATGTTCGATGATTTGTTTTTGAATTTCTTCTGGTAGACGATCAAAGAAGTTATTACCCTCACGTTTTTCAACGTAAGGATATTCTTGCATCAAGGCATAAGGATCAATAGATTGTACGCCACCACCAGTAAAAATAAAATTGTTGGCGCCGTGATACTGAGCAGGGACATAATACAT